GTGCATGTAGGTCTAGTTCATGAGCGTCAGCGAATGGACGTAACCGGTGTTTGGGTGGGCAAGGGGCTAGCGTAGCTAGGGGCTTGAGTTTTTATCTTGATGCGAAGCCGTAGGCGAGTATAAAACATTATGCAGGTGGTAACACCTGCATAATGGTTAGCTCGTAACATGAAAATATCCCCTGGCACCGGAGGTGCCAGGGGAACAGGTTACTTGATATGATTTGCGACGAACTCTTCGAGATCATCTGTATTTTTAGGGAAGAAAACAGTTTCGAAGTCATCCGACATAAAAGTCAGATATTCATCCAAGTCTGTATACTCACACCATGTGCCGTCAGCCCAGATGTGAACTGTGTCATCATTCTCAATAGATATAGCAGGTTCATTGATTCTTCCCGGCATGCGTACGTATTCAGGAGTGATGTTGGGATTAGGGATCTGTTTAGTTTTGAATGGGGCTTCGTACATGATAATTCTCCTAGTAAAGCGAAATGCTCACAAGAATAAGAGCTTCCTAGCTAAGCCAGGAAGCTCTTAATTCTATGCGCGGTGTATAACTGCTTTATAACCGGCAGATACGCACCGTTGGTACGCCTCTTTAGCGAGGAGCATGCTAGGGTACTTATGGGTTTCTTTCCCAACTATCAACAAGAACGCAGTAGCTTTGGTGTTGTTGGAACGTGGACGAGTAGTTGAAGATGCTCGTAACTCTTTAATTAACTCTTCCTGAGCAAATACCTGAGATTCAAGATCTACGATGCGACGTTCAAGTTCAACTTTTAACATGATGATTCTCCTAATTAAGCGAAATGCTTACTAAAACAAGAGCTTGCATGGCTCTGCCATGAAGAAACCCCTCACCGGCAAGCCGGTGAGGGATGGTTTTAACTAAGGAGTAATGCAGCAGGTACATCTGAACGAGATGCCCAGCGTGTACGTTGTCCTTTAGGTTGGGAGTAGTACGCTTTACGTTCTGCGGCGAACGTAATTAGCTTGTACAGTCCTAAGGACAATGTAGGAGCGATGAAGTTGGTAAGTACCGCCATAACAACGATTATGCCTACTATGATGCTAAGTGCAATTAGAAAGCCGGAGAAATAGGCAAACAACCCACATACGATAATGAATGCTGCTGTAGAGCCAAATGCTTTTGACCAAGCAACCTGTGCTGTATAGCCAGCTATGTAGCTCATACTCAAGGTATAAAGGAAGAGGGTGATGGTGATAATAACTAAAGTAGTCATGATGTAGCTCCGTATTAAGAATAAGAGAGAAAGAACAGTCTTACAGGGGCTTGCGCAGCTCTGCTGTGTAGAACTTCAGCTTTAGTACATCGTAGCCTGCAACATGCCACCAGTCTCTATAGCACGTATAGGCTGGGTGTGTACCATCAGTGGTCCCTTGAGCGTAGCACAAGGGCTTGGTGTGGCATATACGCACACGGGTGTGTGTATATGCGTGAGTGCAGGAGCACCCTCCTGCTCGGGGTGCAGGGGCAGACAGCCCTGCTATGTGTATGCATGGGACATGCATACACACAAGCGGTGCACATAGGGTGAGATATAACTAGTAGCTAGTCAGATGCTGCGCGCCTGCCAGTTACCAGGTACTTTTTTCTGCCTGCAGAAAAAAGTTCTCACCGGGGGCAGGGGGGCTGGGGCCCCCCTTGGTTGCTATGGAACCCGAAACCCGAAGTAGGGTACGGGTTACTCCCTCGAGGAGGGGGCCCCCCAGCTCCAAACAGACCAGATTTTTTATAACCGCCCTCTGTTCTCTCTTAGTTCTCATAAAAATATAATATCCGCGCGCGTGTAGCAACATAGAACATGTGTTACATGCTTCTCTCGGACAAATACCACCCAAAAACCGTACATATTTTTCCGCGCACTTGAAAAAAGTGTAGAACATGCATAGAATCACCTACATATACACCATGTAGATTGATTATGGACGATAGAAAAGAGCTTTTCGCCTCCAATATCGCTATGGGCATGAACCAAACCACCGCTGCGCGAGCGGCAGGGTACAATGCCCAGCAGGGATCAGGTTTAATGCAGGACGACGAAGTAAGAAGCCACATAGCCCACGAAACCCGGCGCATCCAGGGCCAACTGATTATCTCCAGGAATGACGTTATCACCGGAATGATGGAAGCCATAGGAGATGCCAAGCTTTTGGGCGAGCCTATGCCCCAGATAGCCGGCTGGCGAGAAATCGGCAAGATTGTAGGCGTGTATGCTCCCGAAGAGAGAAAGATTACACTTGAAAAGGACGTTACTATCATCGAGAGGCGTGTAAAAGAGCTTTCTGATGAGAAACTGCATGAGTATGCGCTGATCGAGGGCGAGGTAATCACCGAAGAGAGTATGAATGGCACGGACGGCTAGTGAACTAGCTCGACAAGAGCTTGTCGACCGTGAAACATCCCGGCGATCACTGATCGCGTTCACAGAACGCTTCACGCCTGAGTATGTAGCCGGATGGGCCCACAAACTTATAGCGGCTAACCTGGAAAAGTTCCTCGAAGACTGCATAGCCAAGAAATCACCCCGATTAATGCTGTTCTTACCCCCCAGATTCGGTAAGTCAGTGCTAGCCAGCAAGAATTTTCCGGCCTGGGCGCTAGGACACCACCCCACACTCGAGTTTATTGTTGCGTCCTACGCAACATCCCTGCCCATGGACTTCTCGAGGTACATAAAAGGCCTTCTCGACGACCCTGCCTACCGTAGTATGTTCCCAGATACTCGCTTGGACCCGAAAGCGCAGGCCACAGATGGGTGGTACACCACTGCATCCGGATGCTATGTACCCTCAGGCGTAGGATCAGGCATAACCGGCCGGGGAGCACACTGCCTGATCATAGATGACCCCGTAAAAGATGCCGAGCAGGCGGATTCTGAGACAGTATTGGAGAAAGCATGGGACTGGTACGGCTCAACAGCCATGACCAGGGTGGCACCGGGCGGTGGCATACTGGTCATACAGACCAGGTGGTCGGACAGGGACCTGGCCGGCATGCTCCTTGCCTCACAGGCAGAGCAGGAAAAAGAGCTGCGAGAGCAGATTGTCGTGGCAGAGAACCCCCACTACTGCGAGTATCTGGAGAACGAGCTCGAGAACATCGAGCGGTGGCAGGTACTAAGCTTCCCGGCAGTAGCCACACAGACAGAGTATATAACCCCCGAGCTCCAGCTAGCCTACGAGCCCCAGCCAGGGTTTATCAAAGTAAGAGAGAAGGATCAGGCGGTGCACCCCGTTCGGTTTGACGAGGCAGCATTCAAGCGCATAAAGCGCGGCATGGCCCCCAGGCATTGGTCGGCGCTGTACCAGCAGAATCCGGTTCCGGAAGAGGGCGCATACTTCCAGAAGATCATGTACCACGAGTCGAATGTCATAAAGTACCCCGAGTTCCCCGTGCTACAAGCCTGGGACTTCGCTATCGGGCAGAAGCAGACGAACGACTGGACGGTAGGAGTGACCGGGTTCCTAGACTATGAAGGCGTACTGCACATCATCGACCTGGTACGGTTTAGGGGGAACACGTTCGAGATCGTTGATGCCATAGCCTCACAGCACCAGAAGCACCACTCAACGATAATCGGACTGGAGCAGGGGCATATATCGATGACGATAATGCCAGTACTTGAAGCAGAGCTGAAGAAACGTCGTCTACACCCTCTTGTAGATGATGAGCTGAAGACAGTATCAGATAAAGTCATGCGGGCCAGACCCTTACAGGGCATGATGCAGCGAGGTATGGTAGCATTCAAGACAGATACTCCATGGTTCCAGGATATGCGTGGCGAGATGCTCAGATTCCCGAATGCAATATATGACGACCAGGTAGATGCACTGTCTCACCTCGCCAGACTGGCGATGGACACCCCCCTCCCACAGAAAAAGAAGCGCAAAGGCCGCAAGTCGTGGAGAGATAAACTAAAACAAGCTACATACGACAAGCACAACAACCACTTACAGGCCTGATTATGGACACACAAAAGACACTGCAAGAGCAACACGACCGCTATATCTACTGCCGGGACGAAGGTCACCTGCAGTATCAGAAGAAAGCACGCCAGTGCGAGGACTTCTTCGCCGGAGACCAGTGGGATGAGGCGACGAAGCAGAAGCTCAGGAACGCCCGCCGCCCGGCGCTGACGTTGAACAAGACCCTGTCCAGTATGATGGTGCTGTTCTCAGAACAACTTAAGAACAGAGCCTCAATAAACTTCGTGCCACTGCAGAATGGAACGCAGGATACAGCGAATACGTTGAACAAGCTTTGGCTGTACACGGCCGCACGTAACAGGCTTAAATGGGTGGAGTCCCAGGTGTTCGATGACGGTGTTATAACCGGCCGAGGATATTATGACATACGCATGAACTTTGATGATAATATCATGGGAGAGGTTAAAATCCTCCCTATCAACCCCATGAACGTAATCATCGATCCGGATGCAGAACTTTATGACCCAGATGACTGGCATGACGTGTTTTACTCGAAGTGGCTGTCCCTAGATGAAATCGGGAGGATGTACGGCCAGGCAAAGAAGAAACGTGTTAAAAACACTGTCGGACACACATTCCCCCTCGGATATGACTACGCAGACTACCGCCCTGATACCTTCGGGGGCTACGAGGACGAGCGCAGCAAGCGGTATACCGAGACCATGCAGGACTACCGTAAGAGAGTCCGTGTTCTGGAAAGGCAGTACAAAGTGGAGAAGGTTCAAGATCACTTTGTAGATATGGAGACCGGCGACATGAGCGTGGTCCCACCCGACATGCCCCGCGAGAAGATCCAGGCAGTGCTCCAGGAATTCAATGTAAATATAATCAAGCGCAAGACGAATATTGTTCGGTGGACTGTAACGGCTGGCGATACGGTCTTGCACCACGAAGAGAGCCCATACAAGCACTTCACTATTGTACCGTTCTTCCCGATCTTCCGTCGCGGAACCACCATAGGTATGGTCGAGAACTTGATCGACCCTCAGGAACTGTACAACAAGGCCCGGTCCCAGGAACTGCACGTCATCAACACCTCAGCGAATTCTGGGTGGATTACCAAGCAAGGCAACGTCACGAACATGGATCGCGAAGAGCTCGAAGAGCGCGGCGCAGAATCCGGCTTGATCCTGGAAGTTGCAGATGTAAATGACACAATCAAGATCTCTCCCAATCAGATCCCCTCAGGACTTGATAGGGTCTCCCAGGTGGCCGGTGACGACCTCAAAGAGATCTCCATGGCTAGTGACTCCATGCGCGGGTTTGACCGCGAGGACGTAGCTGCTAAGGCTATACAGGCTAAGCAGCAGGTGGGTGGGAAGAACTTCGCGAAGGTGATGGACAACCTGTCGCATACCAGGAATATCCTGGCCATGCGTACCCTGGAGCTGATGCAGACGTTCTATACTACATCGCGTGAGTTCCAGATCACCGGTGAGGGCCTGAACGCACAGTCAGAGCAAGTGCAGATCAATCAAATGCAAGACCCTAATATGCCTGTAGAGGAAGGGGAAGAGCCACCACCAGAAGGTATACTGAATGACATCACTGTTGGTAAGTATGACGTTACAGTGACTACCGTGCCTGACCGTGACACCATGCAGCAAACTCAGCTCGAACAGGCCATACAGCTCAAGGAGCTGGGCGTGCCGATCCCTGATAGTATATTACTCCAGAACTCTACACTCGAGGACAAGGAGGAGATTCTCCAGGAGCTCACCGAGAAGCCTGATCCAATGCAGGAAGAGATGAAGAAGCTCGAGGTAGAGCTCAAACGCCTGGAGAATGAGAAGGCACAGGCAGAAGTGGATAAGCTGCAGTCAGAAGCAGCCCTTAACCTGGTGCGTGCGCAACGTGACTCAGAGGACGCACAGAACAAGGCAGCTGAGGATCCTAACGCCGGCAACGGTCAGGCAGAGACTGGGCCTACTCCGCTAGAGGTACAGGAAGCAGAACTCAACAAGGTTAAGACACTGCGTGAACTTGACATGAAAGAGCTTGAGATCGAGAGTAATATCGAGCTCAAGCGCGAAGAGCTGCGCCTTAAGCGAGTGGAGTCTAGTCGTAAGAACGTGACCGAGCTTAAGAAAATAGATCAGCAAGCAGATGCAGCACAACTAAGTGCCAAAGCAGCGGCACAGAAACCACAACCAGCGGAGAAAAAGAATGCCACCGGAAGCAAGTGAGAAAGAAGAGGTAGTAGATCGGGGTGACTTGGTAGATAACGACGAGGAAAACAATGAATCAGAGATTGAAGAGCAGTCCTTATCAGACGAGGAGAAGGGCGAAGCCGGAGAAGAATCCGGAGAAGAATCCGGAGAAGCAGCAGCAGACGAGTCCGAGAACACTGATGCAGATAGCGATGGAGAAGGCGCAGCTGAAGAAGATGTAGAAGATGCAGGGGAGCCCATGCTGCCCAAAGCACGCTACGACTCTGTCCAGGCACGTAACCGTGCACTCCAGGAACGTATCGATCGTATGGAGGCTGAGCGTGAAGGCCAGCTAGCTAATGCGAGAGAGAACGCAGCAGCAGTGCCTCCAGCAGAAGAAGGCGATGTATCAGTGCAGGACGAGCTGTCGGCACTGGACGATAAGATCAACGACGCCCTGTTGGATGGGGACAAAGACACTGCCTCCAAGCTGCGTAAAGAGCAGCGCGAGATGGAGCAGGACATCATGCGGCAGGAAATGTCGCACTCCAGCCAGAACGTAGCTGAGCAGGCGCGTGAGCAGGTGCGAGTGGATGCCACTGTAGATTTCCTGGAAGCCACGTACACCCAGCTTGATCCGAATGCGAAGAGCTACAAGCAGGAAACCATCGATGAGATGGAGACACTACGTGGTGCATTCCTGGCAACTGGGCAGTATACGTCTAGCCAGGCACTCCTAAAGGCAGCGAAGTACATGTTCCCTGATATGGAGGCACCTGAATCAGCTCCTGTCGCGAAATCGAAAGCTGGTGCAGTGAAGAAAGCAGTAGCAGCAGCGAATAAGCAGCCGCCTGATATCTCTGGCACAGGCGACGATGCGAGCAGTGGTGGAATCCAGGAAGAGATCAATGTCAGTAAATTGACAATGACTGACATGGAATCTCTACCAGAAGCTACACTTAAACGACTAAGAGGGGATGTCTTTTAAGGTCAGACATCAAATCTTAACGCCCCGGTGGTCCCTGCAGGCTTCCGGGGCATTTTTTATGAGGTACATATGAAACTTATAGTTAGTGAAGAGTTCCCGTCTCCAATGGCCGCATTAACTGGCAGGCCATGCACTGAGGTAGTATTTAATTTGGAGGATCTTAACGCCATGCTAAAACTATCCGACACGGCATTACGGGAAAAACTATCACACTTAACCACGCGGTTTGTCTTCCCGCCTGGAAAAACCACATAACGGCTTGACAAACTTGAGCTAAGTACTAGTATAGAACCTACGAGTGGTTACACGATACGAACCAGGGTCGTTCCCTATATAGAACGTGACTCGGGAATCCACACGATACGTGGTGCACAAGCGAACTTCCTACCGCCTACGGGAGGTAGATACCAGCTCAGCTGGTTTAAATTGTGTGCCGGCTCACCAAATGACCAGCACATGTAACTGGATTTTTTGGAGGCCAAAATGGCACAAACAAATTTTGCGGCGTTGACAGACGAGCAGAAGACTATCTGGTCCATGGACTTTTGGAAGAAGGCGCGCAACATGTCCTTCATCAATAAGTTCACCGGTACGTCTCAAGACTCTCTGTGCCAACGTATCACCGAACTGCGTAAGTCTGAAAAAGGCGCTCGCGCAGTAATCACTCTCGTTAACGATCTCGAAGGAGATGGCCGCGCGGGAGATCGTCAGTTGGAAGGTAATGAAGAAGCGATGACCTCTGAGGACATCGTGATCCAGGTTGACCAACTGCGTCATGCTAACCGGAATACCGGCCGCATGAACGACCAACGCTCTATCATTCAATTCCGTGAGCAGTCTCGTGACAAGCTGGCATACTGGATGTCTGATCGTACCGATCAGCTGGCATTCTTAACTATGGCCGGCTACAGCTACGCGCAGCACACCAATGGTGCCGCTCGTGTAGGCTCTGACCTCCCACTGCTGGACTATGCTGCTGATGTAGCTGCTCCTAGTGCAGGTCGCTTGTTCACCGTTGATACCAACGGCGGCTTGACTACCGACGCTAATACCTCAGGCACTATGGTAATCGGCAGTACTCTGACCTGGCAGACTCTGGTTGACCTGAAAGCTTATGCTCAGGAACGCTACATCCGTCCAATTCGTACCTCCGATGGTATCGAGTTCTATCATATGTTTGTTACCCCATCCACGTTGGCTGCACTCCGTAAGGACTCAGACTTCATTCAGATGGTTCGTGATGCAGGCGTACGTGGCAGTGCTAACCCACTGTTCAAGGGCGTAGATAGCATCATGGTTGACGGTATCGGTGTAAGTTCTTATCGTCACGTACCTAATACCTCTGGTCTGACCAGCACTAACAAGTGGGGCACTGCCGGCAAGGTAGAAGGCTGCTCAGCTCTGTTCTGTGGTGCTCAGTCTCTGGCTTGGGCAGATATTGGCAACGCTATCTGGGACGAAGAGATGTTCGACTATGAGAACCAAGTTGGTATCTCTGTCGGCAAGATCTGCGGCATGTTGAAGCCTCAGTTTGTTGGTAAGGAACTTGGGGGCTTGTCCTCTGGCATTACCGAAGACTTCGGCGTAATCCGTGTAGACTGTGCCACTGGCGCAGGCTCTGACACTTAATAGGAGGCTGAAATGGCTTTAATTGCAAACACACTTAACGTACGTGCTAATGGTGTCACGCGTAAGCTGGTAGCGTCTGGCGACGTAACCCACGCTGACACTGGCGCAGCATCTGATGATGTGGTTCTGTTCGAACTGCCTGCGGGATCAGTCATTACTGGCACTCACGCACACATCACAACCGCATATGACGGCACCACTCCTACCCTCGCGATTGAAGTATTGAATCTCGATGGCTCGGATCTGACTTCCGCTGTTGTGCTGGATGCTGACGTAGACGCTGACGCTCTTGGTCGTACTTCTACTTACGATGTTATGCCTGTTGCTACTGTTGCTGCTACCGTTGTTACGGTAAAAAATACCGTAGCAGATAGCACTGTAGGTGCAGCTACCATCGATGTTGAGTACTACATCCAAGGCCGCTCTGATGAGAATAACGGCTAAATAATCGGCCCCCTTCGGGGGGCCTTTTTACAGGAGCGCTCTATGGGTAAATTTATTGGCAAGCCTCTTGCTGATTATGCTGATATGGGAGAAGTAGCAGCGGCCAACGATTTGGTTGTTGTGTACAACGTATCAACTGACGCAGAAGAAGCAGCAACGATCTCACAGATCACTAGCGCAGTTTCTGAAGGAATTTCAGTCACACACCGTATTGATTGTGTTGACGAGACAACCAGTCTGACCGTAGCTACTGTAGCTACGTTTCGCATGCCGCACGCTTTTACACTGACCGGAGTTCGTGCAAGCCTCACTTCAGTAGCTTCTGGAGCTGACTTGATTGTTGATATTCAAGAGGGTGGAGTCACCGTACTCAGCACCCTACTGTCTATCGATGCTAATACACTGACTAGTACCACCGCTACAACCCCAGCCGTTATTTCAGACGCAGCTCTGGCTGATGATGCTGAGATTACTATTGATGTTACTCAGATTGGGTCCGGCAATGCAGGCGCAGGTTTGAAGGTAACTCTTATCGGACTGGTAGCGTGACAGAGTCGTGGCCAGTAACGTAATATCAAGAACCTCGGTAGAGGTAAACATTGAGTGGGATAAAGGGAGCACCTTCCGGCACCCATTCACATGGACCACTGGGCCTGATGAAAATGATCAGACCCCCGTAGACTTGTCCGGCGCAACAGCCGCCATGCACATTAATGACCCTGACACAGGGATTCAGCTTTTAGAGCTAACAACAGAGAATGGCGGCATTGATTTAGAGCCAGTTTCTTACTCGCCAAATGAGACCGGCGTCATTGAGGTGTACATCTCAGCGACTGTCCTGGCCGCATTCCTCTGGACTATAGGACTTTACGACCTGGAGATCTACCTAGCGAATGGAGACACTCGTAAGCTTGTGCGGGGGTCCTTTGTCTTATTTGAAGAACAGACAGTCTAATGCCAGTAGATACAGTCACGTTCTGCGGCGTCGAAACCCAGATAGTAACCACTGGCGAGGATGGTACCTATGTAGGTATCGTGGAGTCGACCTGTGACACAGTCCAGGTTACTAATACAGATGCAATTCGAACAGTTGATCAGCAGCTTGATGTTGTTACTATCGGCACACAAGGCCCACCTGGTATCGCGGCTAATGCTGGATGGACGTACATCCAAGAAGCAACCCCCACAGGCTCAGACAGTGAAACTTGGTACCAACCAAGCGCTGGGTATGGTTACGTGTACTTAGGGCCGTTGGCTATGTGGAAAAGAATTATTTTAGAAAACATGCTCGCAGATGCGAACGATCACAGCTTAGATGCTAATGGAGGATATTACTAGTGGCTATTCCAGTCAGAATTAAACGGTCGAATACTAACGGTACCCCAGCCTCTCTGCTGGAAGGTGAGTTAGCATTCTCAAATGATTACCTAACTCACACGGGTGATGGTAGCTTATACATCGGCGCAGATGATGACGGTGGTGGCGTAGTAGTTCGGAAGATAGGCGGCACTGACGTATTCCAAGCGCTGTTTGAGACTATCACCTGTGATACAGGATCGTTTGCAGCAGATAGCGCCACTAATATATTAGAGGTTCTGGGTGGTACTGGCGTCAGCACAGTTGCAACAGATGCAGCGGGTACTACAACTGTAACCATTACTAACGATTCACCCAATGTAGCTCAGGATTTGTTTGCCACGATCACCGGCGATACAGGATCGTTCACAGCTGACGGAGCGACTAATGTCCTTGCGATTCTTGGGGCTGGAGACATCAGCACCGTTATTACAGACGCAGTAGGCACTACCACCTGTACCATCTCCTATACAGGCACAGGACAGCCTGACCAGAACTTGTTTGAAACCATTACCGGTGACTCTGGAACATTCCCTGCGAGTGGCACAACAGACACACTGGAAGTTCTTGGCGGGACAGGCATCAGTACAGCGGTTACTGACTCTACTTCCACGACCACAATAACAGTCACAAACGATGATCCCAACGTGGATCAGAACCTGTTCAGTCAGATTGATGCTGATGTGGGTACCACAGTAAGTGCTGATGGAACCACTAACATCCTGTCTCTGCTGGGCGGAACAGATATACAGACAACTGTATCTGATGTAGCGGGCACAACAACCGTAACCTTTGACTACAACGGCGCAGCAGATCCAGATCAGAACCTGTTCGAGATCATCGGGGGTGACACTGGGACCGACGTAACCGCAGCCACCGCAAGCGACAAGCTGGATATTGTAGGTGCTGGCTTGATCACTACTACTGTAAGTGATTCCGGAACAACCACAACACTGTCCATCGCGACTACAGCCACCGGTGATCAGAACCTGTTTGATACCATCGGAGCAGACACCGGCGTTGATGTCGATGCTGGGGGCACTAGTGACAGGTTAGATATTACAGGCGGCACTGGTATTACAACCACCGTGTCTGACACTGGTACGACCACAACTGTTGATATCGTCAACGACTCACCTAACATAGTCCAGGACGCGTTTACTACAGTTGACTGTCCTAACGGCACTGATCCTGTGGCGAACGGTAATGCTGATACTTTGCAGTTCTTGGATGGTACGGACATCACTATCACAGGTAATGTAACAGCGGATTCTGTGACCATAGCCTACACAGGCGCAGCAGAAGCTAACCAAGACGTCTTTGGCATTGTAACTGGAAACTCTGGCACAGCTACTGCTGATGCCACTGTCGATACAATCGCTATTACTGGTACAGGCCTGATCAGTACCACAGCAACTGCAGGAGCCTCAGCGGCACTGTCTATATCAACAACTGCCGAAGCAAACGTAGACGCCTTTGGCGTTGTTACTGGTGATACAGGCTCAGCCTCTGCGGACGGTGATGGCGATACTGTCAACTTCGCTGGCGGAATGGGCATTGTCACACTAGCGAGTGAAGAGCCAGATGACTTAGACATTGCGATATCTCCCACTAAGACAGTTACTATAACAACTGGTACTTGGGACTTTACCGATGCCAGCTCAACCTTAACATCACGTACCCCAACAGCAGATGCTGAGGTGGCTACAAAATCGTACGTGGATGCTGTGGCGCAGGGCCTTGACACTAAGGAATCAGTAGTCTTTGCCTCAACTGCGGATCTATCTGGGACTTATAGCTCTACCGGCGGCGCAAGCGCTCGCGGCCAGTTTACTGCCATGTCAGATGTTCCTATTGACGGCGTAACTCTGACTCAAGGTGATCGTCTCTTACTCAAAGACCAGACTGGGTCTGGTGCAGAGAATGGCATCTGGGTAATTACTACTCTCGGCACCGGTGGTAATGGCGTCTGGGATAGAGCAACTGACTTTGATGAAGACTCAGAAGTAACTTCAGCAGCATTTGTTTTCGTAGAAGAAGGAACAGCAAACGGCAACACAGGCTGGACCCTGACTACTAATGACCCAATCATTATTGGGGGTGCCTCTGGCACTGTACTGGTCTGGGCACAGTTCTCCGGAGCAGGCACGTATATAGCAGGTGTTGGCCTCGACTTAAACGGAAGCACCTTCAATGTATATGGAGGCCAATCGGGCCAAGTATTGGTGGGGGATACAGTTACTACCAATGCAGCTTGGGGGGCACTACCCCTTGCAAACACAAACTCTGTATCAGGCATCTTACCCGGTTCTCATGGTGGTACTGGTATAGCCAGCCCCGCCCTTAATGGTTTCCTGTATGGATCAGCTGGAGACACTATGAATGTGCTGGCTACTCCTTCAGGGGCAGCTGGAACTAGTTACATAATGTCAGCCCCGTCAGACGGCGGCACTCCCGTTTGGCTGACAGAGATTGATGGTGGCACTTACCCATAATGGCGATCCCTATCATATTCAAGAGAGGCCCAGCAGCTAGCAGGACATTTACTCCTGCTGATGGCGAGCCTGTGTGGGATACTGATACTGATAAGCTCTATATCGGTAACAATGTTGCTGCTGGGGGCGTTGAAGTATCAATGGGGGGCCACGACCACGATGCTGACTATGTAGAGATCGCTGGCGACAAGATGACTGGCGATCTTGAGATTGAAAAGGCCAGCCCGACACTTACTCTCGATGCCACCAGTGGTGATGGGCTCCTTGATTTCCATGACGCAGGGGCATCTGAAGCGTATATAAGATACGCACCAGCAACAACCCGACTATCCATAGTAAATCCAACCACCACAGGTGGCGTTCACGTTGACGGTAAAGCTGATGTAACTATGCTTGTTGATGGGACAACCGTAGCATACTGCCTATCCAATAAAGTTGTATCTAACCAGAAGCTTGGAATTGGTACGGGTGTAAATGTAGATGAACGCCTTCACGTTGAAGACACCACTAACACAGTCTATGCAAAAGTAGAGACAACCCATGCAACAGGACTGAAAGCGGGCATTAAATTTACTGTTGCCAACGGGGCTAATGCTAACGAAGCTGAAATATATGGTGGGTTTGGAGCGTTGGCAATGTTACAAGACAATACAGATGCAAATGCCACTGGAATTTTTCTTACCCAAACTAAGAACAGTGTAAGGGGCAATACTGATGATGGTCTCTATAGCAGTGCTGCTTTTGAAGTCAGTAATTATAACGGGGCGTCAACAGATACTTTATTGACAGCATACGCCAATAAGTCAATAGAACATTATGGCCCTTTATTCAGGAGTCAATCAGCCCCGACTATTTGTTGGGCTGCGACAAATGCTGCCAAGTTTTATAAGGCTGTTGGATCAAATAGATACATTGTATTCCAGTCAAACATCACCAATGGAACAATGGTTCAACTCCAGTTTTCCTTCTATAACTATGGGACTTCTGAAGTAGGGACTGTATCCATTGCTGGGTATTTCACCTCCACCACATTTACAAGTGCTAGTTTTGTTGTGACGGGGGGAAAGGTTGATAAATTCGCCCCAGACAATATCTCGGCATATAAAGACGGGTCAGGGGAACTTGCCATTGTATTTGATACTACGGCAAGTGTATTAAGTTACGGCACAATCACACTAACCCATGCAGAAATTACCCTTGGTAATAGTTACACGGATGAATGGAATACGTGGTCTGTATCTGAAGAAACTTCCTTAGCAAGCTATACCTCCCTTTCGGGGACAGTGGTAAAATCACAGGTATTCGATTCTGGGGGCAATGGGGGCCTGATTTATGCCGACCCAGCAACCTCAGATACCATAGGCATCGGGGCAGCAGTCACAGACACAACGAAAGCCCTTCAAGTATTCGGGGCGGTTCAGGTTGAGGATGCGGCTACTGGCGGCACTGATGTAATAATAGAAAATACAGATACAGCCACGGGCTACTCAGCAAGACTGGCCTTGAGGACCAGTAAAACAGCGACACCAAGCGATTGGTCTGTTGTAGCAAATGGTACTACAGGGAAGTTCACCATAAACGACTCAGAGAACTCCCTAACTCCAGTAAAGATAACCCAGAATGCCGTGGACAACTTGTTCCGGATGGGGCACAACGAGACCGATGAAGTTTTGGTTGGTGGTTACATATCAGCCACTAACGGGCACCTGTATATCTACAACGGGTCGTCCACATCGTTAGGTACGAGTGCTACGGTGGTTGCTCTGAATACTCAGGGCAGAGTAGATGATTGTTTTACTCATAGTACAGGCACCAACCCAGGAGAAGTGACTCTAGATATTGCCGGGGACTACGATTTAACCTTCGATGTAGCTGCCGACTCATCTGATGCAGCAACCCGAAGGACGATGCACTGGTATGCTGAGTACAGCACAGGCACGTTCGCAAAGATAACCGGAACTGATGCTTATAGCTATCACAGAAACTCTGTGGATGGAGAAGACTCGGCTACAATCTCATTCACACACACATGCGCAACGGCGTCAAAGGTTAGGGTTATAGGCATAGCACCTGTAGCCAGTACCTTGACTACGATTATTGGAACTTGTCGTTGCAGGATAAGGAGGATCTGATGGACGAACTGAGTGCCCTGATTTACGTACTACAAGCCATGACCTTCATAGCCGTGGGAGCAGCGCTCCTGTGCGCATGGAAGTGTCGTGCCTAGTTTTATACAATCACATTCAGTTGAGGTTATTAGCTCGCCGGGCACCGCAACTGATATAGTTACCATAGGAATTCAAGGGCCTACAGGCATACCGGAGGATGAAGTGACATATGCAAAACGAGTTGATTTTATCACCGATCTGCTATTATATAGAGGAGAGGCTGTGCCAGGGACCGCTGAGTCAGCGAGTTCGTGGCGTATTAGGAAGATTGTTATTGGTAATGACGACGATGTAACCGAGACATGGGCGAACGGAGACTCGCTCTTTGATAAAATTTGGGATAACAGACTATCTTTAACATACACCTAGGAGGCCGCAAATGGCAATGGTAGACGCAGATTGGAGTATTGACCGTGCTACGGGAAATATTCGATACATAGGAGATGGCCATACGCTAAGCGCTGGCGCTCCAACATACGCAACGGTGATCCAGTTCCACAGATGGCTGCAAGCCTTCGCTGACGATCCCGAATTCTCCGGAGATGACGAGCTCGACATCATTGACAAGAATCCCTCTAACCGATCCACTGACAACATCATCACGCTTGTTAATGGGTTCAATGTAACAGCTACTGAGATTGAGCACCTGTATGACGGGACTGTCATCCAAGGGTCCAACCTGACACTAGAGCGTTGGGACGGGATCATCAACTTCGGTGGGGCTAACTCTCATATCCAAATCCTTCAGGATGGAGCCATCATAACTGATGACTTTTGGAACTATGGTAATGAGGCAGGCACTCATACCGGAGCAGCAGAAGCAGCTGTTCTTACAGACTCTACTCTTGGCGCAACTACTGATCAGTGGGTTGGATATACCATCAAGAACATCACTGATGGCTCTCAGGCACTGATTACCTCCAATACGGCAACAACCGTTACCGGTGTGCTCTACGGCGGCACTGATAATGACTGGGACGTATCTGATGTACACCACATTGCAGCTCCGCTAAATGCTGACTCAGGCCAGGGTATCTCACACCGCTTCATGATCAAGACTATTGATCTAGGCGTGAGTATTGACCGTAGACGTTTG